AATAAACTATGAGTGCATTAATAAACTTTAATTTAAGAGTAGATAAACTCCCTAAGGAGAAATTTATTGCTGGTAAGGAAGGCGCAGTATACGTCAATCTTACAATGGCAGTAAACGATGAAACACGATACGGAAATAATACAAGCGTATATGTGGCACAATCAAAAGAAGAAAGAGAGGCTAAGAAGCAACGCCAATACTTAGCAAACGGAAAGGTTATATGGACTGACAATGTGATCACACTCGCAGAGCGTGAGCCACAAGCAGAGCCAGTTACAGCAACTGAGAAAGCAGATTTACCATTTTAATTAAAGGGGGGTTTTTTAACCCCCTTTTTTTTATACCTTTACTAAAACAAAAACAAACATATAATAAATGACCGAACAAGAAACAACTCAGCAAATGCTGATGGAACTTATAAAAGAGGAATGTGCCATAGACACTTCTTTAGAAATTGAGTACCCAGAGATTGCTTTGAGTTATGGCGAAAAAACAATACAAACCACAAAAGGTGAAAAAACTTATCCAGTAGCAATATCATCTTTAGGCAACATAAGTTACGTTACAGCACCACCAAAGAGCAAAAAGAGTTTCTTTATATCTTTACTTGCATCAGTATATTTAAGCGATAACAATAACTTTGGCGGTAACATAAAAGGACACAGAGGTAACAAGTGCTTAATCCATTTTGATACAGAGCAAGGACATTTCCACGCAGCCAGATGCTTTAGACGTGCGACAGATATGGCAAACCTAAAAGACAATGGGTGTTATCAAACTTACGCTTTAAGAACATTAACCTATAAACAACGATTAGAGTTTATAGAGTGGACGTTAAAAGAAAATAAAGAAAATGGTAAAGAAGCTGGTTTAGTTTTCATAGATGGCGCGGCTGATTTGGTCGCTGATGCCAATGACCTACCAAGTTGTAATGAAATGGTTGCTAAACTTATGCAACTATCAACACGCTACAACACGCACATAATGGTTGTTATGCATCAAAACTATGGAAGTTCAAAACTTGGAACTGGGCATCTTGGTTCGTTCCTCGAGAAAAAGGCGGAAACAGTTATAGAATTAGAATTAAACACAACTAATAAAGATTGGGTTACTGTTATATGCAGAAGGTCAAGAGGCTACTCTTTTGAAACCTTTAGCTTTAGTATAAATGAGTTTGGACTTCCTTTTGTAGTTGGCGATATATACGACCCTTTAAAATACTTTGTAACAACTAAAGCCAAGCTGGGATGATAGAATTAAACATAACAAAAGAAAGTATTGCAGAAGCTAAGAAGTTATATGATTTTGGAATACTAAACAACAGCTACACACAAGGGGAGGGCAATAAGTGTGGTGCTTTAGGAGAGGTCTTAGTAAGAAAGTACTACAACGCTATTCAAGAAAATACTTATGACTATGATTTAATAATTGACAATAAAAAGATAGACGTAAAAACCAAAAGACATAATGCAAATCTAACACCAAATAATAACTGGACTATGAGCCTTTTTGCATTTAATACAAAACAAAAGTGTGATTATTACTGCTTTGTTGGGATGGCTGATGATTACAAGAAAGCCTATATCTATGGTTTTATTTCAAAAGACAAATTTTATAAGACTGCAATATTTAGAATAAAAGGAGATATAGACCCAAACGGAAGTAAATTTAAATTTAGAGCAGACAGTTACAGTATGACAATATCCGAATTAGAATTTAATTTAAAATAAAATGAAATCACTTGTAGAACTTGCTTACGATAAGCACAAAAATTGGTTAGGTATCGTCAGAAGTTTCGGTTGCAAACCAAGCTTCGCTGAGGATGTCGTTCAAGAACTTTATGTGCAGTTAATTCTCGATACGCAAAAAGGCTTAGACCTATGGTACAATGACGATATAAATACTTACTACTGTTATAAGGTTCTGCGAGGCATTTACTTAAACACACACAAGAAAGAGGCACGAATGATAAAAACATACATAGAGGACATAGATGGAGAAGTAAAGCAGATAGATGACTTAGGAATAGACGAGGTACAATATGCAAAGAATAAAACTAAAATAGACAACTTACTTGCAGAGATGCGATGGTACGATAGCAAGGTATTTACTTTAGTAGCTTCTGGGCAAAGCGTAGCATCACTAAGCAGAGAAACAAAGATAAGTTATTACAGCCTCTACAACACTTACAGAAACGCACTTAAACACATAAAAGACAATATATGAAAGTGTTAGAATTGTTTGCTGGTAGTAGAAGTGTTGGTAAAGCTGCACAATCTTTAGGCTTTGAGGTTTTCAGTTCTGATCTTAATGACTTTAATGGGATAGATTATGCAGTAGATATATTGGACTTTGACATAAACAAAGTACCTTTTAAGCCAGACATTATATGGGCAAGTCCTCCTTGCACAAGTTACAGTATAGCTGCAATATCACATCATAGACCAAAAGACAAGCCTCTATCTGACTTTGCAATTAAAAGCGACAAGATGGTAAAAAAAACACTAAGCATAATTAAAGAATTAGAACCAAAGGCTTGGTATATAGAAAACCCAAGAGGTATGCTAAGAAAACAATATTTTATGCTTGGCTTACCAAGAGCAACTGTTTGGTATTGTAAGTATGGAGATACAAGAGCAAAGCCAACTGATATATGGAGTAACAACTTACGATCGTTACTTAACCCAGATGGGTGGCAACCAAGACCACAATGCCATAATGGAAACAAGAACTGCCACCACGAAGCAGCACCAAGAGGTAGCAGAACTGGTACGCAAAGACTTAAAGGCAATTACAATAGAAGCAAAATACCAGAAGAATTATGTTTAGAAATTTTAAAAGCTAAGATATGAGATTAGGAGATTTAGTTTACTACATTACTTATTATACTGGAATACGTTGGATAGTTAAAAAGATATGGGGAGAAGATTGCGGATGCGATAAGCGTAGGGAAGAATGGAACGATATAGATATAGACTTATGGAAGAAATAGACAAAAAAGATTGGCAGCAGTTTAAAGCTGATGTTAAGAGTAAGCTATCACAAGAACAATATAAGTTGCTTATGCGCTTACACTCAAAATACTACAACCATAAGTATGTGGAATTATGCAGCTGCAACCCTAAAAGACTTGTACAATGGATTGCAGAAATAGACAAGATTTATGATTAAGAATGTACACAAGTGGGAGAAAGCTGTAATACTATTGCTAAATGCTGATGGTTGGGACTTGACACATACTGGCAAAGGCTTTGAGCATTATGATGCGATAGGTTATGCGCCAGAAAAAAATGGCATTAGAGCAGAAGTAGTAATAGAGTTTAAGTTTAGAAACAAATACTACAAAGAGAAAATGCTTGAGGTGTACAAGTACGACAAGTTAATTGATACTGGTAGGATAGCTTTGTATTTTGTTAATGATCCTAAAGGAAATTATATGTTCTGGCTTAACAGCCTCCAGGACTTAAAAGAACAAGATATGTACTGTCCAGATACTACACTATGGACTAAAAAGAAAGTCCTAAAGCCTTGTTATTTGATTGACGAGAGCCAAGCATCTATAATAAATTTAAACGGATTTAAAAAATAAGTTGTTTATAATTTGTTTATAATAAATATTTTTATATATATTTGTAAAAAACAAAACACAATGGAAACACTTACAGAAACAGAAAAGGCTTGGGTTACTATGATGGTACAAGCTTACGGAATGAACGAGCAAACTGCACTATCTTATATTCAAAACGTAAATACAAACAAATGAGAACGCAGTTAGACGATTTACGCAAAGAGTTAAAACAAATAGATGCTATATTGTATTACGACACTTACAAGAAATCTTTAACTAAAGAAAAAAAGAAAGAGTTGGAAAACAGAGCATCGGAAATTAGAAGTATAATAATTAACATACAATAAAATGAAAACAAGATTGATGACTAATAAAAACAGAAGTTCTTTTAGGCTTGATGTAATACAACATAATAATTTAAAACAATTTCATTTTAACAACAAAAAAGAAGCCTTACAATATCAAAAAGAATTAACTAATAAATAAACAACAGCGCGCGCATGCGCGCTTTAAATATTAATAAAATGAAAAAGACAAAAACTGGATTACATATAGAAACACGCAAAAACAGAATAGAGGTACACACACAAAAAGAACTTGATGCCTTAGAACTTAAAAGAGAAAACCAAAGACAAAGAATACTACAAGGTGCTGTAATATTTATGTTAGCACTCTGTGTGGCTTTTGGTTATTTAATTGGTTCTGCGAGTTAGTATGGACTTACTACGGAAGCAGCAATACGGACTGTGGTACTCTTACTTGATTGAGAAGCTTATTGACTGGCAAGAGGAAAAACCTAACAATAAAGATTTGAAGAACTGTGTAAAAGCAATCACAGAAATAGGTATACTCTCCAGCCAATTAATTACAGAGGTAGAGATACTAACCAAGAAAGTAGATCACATAAGAAACAAAAAAAACAAAGAGATACAAAAACTAAAACAAGAACTAAAACAATACGAAATATGAACTATTGGGAAACACCAGACGAGATAACCTATTGTAGAACTTGCGACACAGAAACAAACGGAGAAACCTACTGCTGTAAAGATTGCTATAACTATGACCTTAAATAATATGGATAAGATAAAACTATTAGACAACAAGTATCACGACAAAGCAGAACTGCTTAAGCGTATGGAAGATGACACTTTTTACTATGGGGAACTAAACACCCTTGCGCTTAGTAGTAGTAGCCTTAAACAGCTTCTATCAAGTCCTAAGACGTATAACTTTAGCTTGAAGTATGGGAGTGGAGATAGCGCAGCTTTAAGAGCTGGTGCTTTGTTTCATTGGGCAATACTTGAGCCAGAGAAGTTTGCCTCTCAAAAGTTTGTAGAGGTACAAAGTAGAAACACAAAGAAGTTTAAAGAAGCTGTGGCAGAGTTTGGAACTGTTTACACCGCTAAGGAAAGAAGCGAAACAGAAAGGCTTGTAGATGCGTTCTACAGAAACGAACACGCTAAGGAACTAATTACTAAAGCAGAGTTTGAGATACCAGCCATAGACACAATTTTAGATTTTCCGTTTCGTGGGAAGGCAGATGTATTAGGAGAGAATAGAATTTGCGACATTAAGACCACAACAAATATAAAGGACTTTAGCTGGAGTGCCAACAAGTACGGATACGATGTACAATGCTATTTATATTGTAACCTATTTAACAAAGAATATAAAAACTTTCAGTTCTTGGTATTAGACAAAGGATCACTTGACATTGGCATCTTTAACTGCTCAGAAGAATTTTATTACAGAGGCGAACAGAAAGTAGAGAAAGCACTTGACTTATACAACAAGTTCTTTATAGAGGGTGCAGACTTAGATAACTATTGCTTAACTGGGGAATTATAACAATTAAAACAAAAAAAAATGCAAAATTTTAATAGAAGCGAAATAAAATTATATAATTTAGGATATAGAGTAACTGCACAAGGAGACTTAATAGGTTTAAATGGTAAATCCGTAGGGTCTTTGTGTAACGGATATTATAGGATAAAAGTTAGAGTTAAAAAAAATTCAGACAGTAAAATTAAAGATGATTATATAAATTGTTTAGTTCATAGGCTTCAAGCATATCAAAAGTATGGAGAAGATATTTATAAAAAAGGTATTGTGTGTAGGCATCTAAATGGAAATCCCTTAGATAACTCTATTGACAATATAGCGATAGGTACACAGCAAGATAATGCTATGGATAGAAACAAACAAGATAGAATAGCACACGCTAAATTAGCAACTTCATACTGGCGTAAATACAATGCAAATAATGTA